TGGGCGCAGGCCGGGCGGACGACGCCGGCGACTTGGACGGTGTTCCAGGCCATGTTGTGCAAATCGCCAACTGGGAAGACACCGCAGCCGCCGCCAGGGTCAAACCGACAGCAGCAGAACAGCAACGCATAAACGCTCAAGAGGAACACGCTGCCAGCATTATTCGATTTCGCGGTGGCACATGGCGCGTGGTGCTGACCCTGGAGCAGTGGGCGCGCTACCTGCAGGCCATGGGGCTGGTTGAGGGATAAATGCCCAGCATCCGCTTAGACATTGACAGCAGCGGCCTCAACAAGGCTGAGGCATGGTTAGCAGGGATTCAGAACCAGATGCCTTTCGCGGCATCGAGGGCACTTAATGAGGTCGCCAAGGGCGGGGTTAAGGATCTCAACGAATCGACCAACAAATACTTCGACAGGCCTACCCAGTTCACTCAACGGGCGTACAGGGTCTCCAGGTTTAGCAACAAGCGCAGCTTGACCGCCGAACTGGCCCCCCAACAGATCCAAGAGCGTTACTTACTGCCATCCATCCAGGGTGGCGTTAGGCCCCAAAGGCCATCAGAACGGCGACTCACGGCTGCCCCGGCATGGCGCCCAGGGCGCGGAGCACGGCTCAATGCATCCGGCAACATGAGCAAGGCTGCAGCCGTCAAAGCGCTCAAGGGTTCGCCTGACACTTTCATGCTCAACAAGCGACGCGGCAAGCTTCGGCCTGGTGTTTACCGTCGAATTGGCTCAGGCAAGATGCGCAGGTATCGGGTCGAGTCGCTCCTGCTCTTCAACCAGCTGCCCAACATCCCCAAGCGCTGGCCGATCCGTCAGATCACCCAGGAGAGCGTGAGCAGGACCTGGGGGCCAGCACTGCAGCGATATGTGACCGAGGCGTTGAAGACGGCACGATGAGGCACCCCCCATGGCTTGGGTCCTCCGACAGGGGTCTTAGTCGTGGGTAGACTCGCGCGCGATCTTTTTCTAGCGAGTGGCCAAAAATTAGCCTTACTTGATCACCCGGCAAAGCACACCAACCCCTACCCCGCCTCAAGCACCTGTAAGGCTTAGGTTAATCGTTAGGATAAGGCTAAGGCTAAAGGTTGCCCTGAAAACATGCCATTGATGACTCAGGCGCAGTACGCCAGGCACAGGAGCTGTAGTGCTCCAACGGTGAAGGAGGCCAGGCAAATCAGAATCAAGCCGGCGGTGATCCCCCAGGAAGACGGTTCGTTTCTGATTGATTCTGAAATTGCCGACCGCCTTTGGGATGCCGTCAAGGTTCGCAATAGCCACAAAAAAAGCTCCCTTAAACCTGGCGCCTCTCTTGCGTCTCCGTCCGGGCCCAATCGATTGCCCAATGACAGCGAACTAAAAAGCCTGATCATGGGCCTGCCAGAAGACGAGATCAATGACGCCGATGTCAGCATGAAACGCAAGTTGCACTACGACGCAGAGCGGGCAAGGGTCGGGGCCTTGAGAGATCGAAACGAGGTGGTTACCGAAGTGGACGTGCGCACCAGGGCCGCCAAGCTCGCTCGCCAGGTGCGGGACCTGCTGTTGATTATCCCAACCCGCAACGCTGCGCGGCTGGCTGCGATGAGTGACCCCGAGGAGGTGCGGGCCCTGCTGGAAGAGGAGATCGAGAACGCTCTAAAGGGGCTCAAGCAACAACATGCCTGACGGCGGCCAGATTTACGAGGATGCCTTCATTGAGGCCATCCAACCGCCGCTGCATCTAAGCGTCAGCGAGTGGGCCGACGCCGAGCGACAGCTGACCAGGCGCAGCAGCTCAGAGCCTGGGCAGTGGCGAACCGATCGGGTGCCCTTTCTGCGGGAGCCCATGGACCTGTTGAGCCCAAAGGAGAAGAAGATAAAAAGGGTGATCCTGATGTTCGGCAGCCAGTCAGGGGCCAAAACCGAATGCGGACTGAACTGGCTGGGGCGAAGCATTGCCATGGATCCGGCGCCGTTTCTGATCCTGTTTCCAACCGAGAGCTTTGGAAAGCGGCAGGTAAGGCAACGGCTTGACCCGTTGTTCAAGGACACCCCGGCGGTTGCCGCAAAGCAGATCAGCACTAAGAGCAGGGACGCGGCCAACGCCATGTTCCTGAAAGAGTTTCAAGGGGACATGCTGCTGTCAATCATTGGCGGCAACAGCGGCAGCGCTGCCCAGGGGATGCCGGCCCAGAACCTATGGGTTGATGAGGCGTCAAGCCTGCCCCTGGAGATTGACGACAAGGGCGATCCGATCGAAAACGCCGAGGCGCGGCAGACCAACTTCCCCAACCGCAAAACCTTGATCACCAGCACCCCCGGCACTAGGGGCGCGTGCCGGATCACCTGGGAGTTTGAAAACCGCAGCGACCGCCGCCGCTATGCCGCGTTCATGCCCTGCTGCGGGGCCAACGAGGTGATCCGCTGGGAGCACATTGTCTGGGACAAAAAGGATGGGGAGGTTTGGTGCAAGTGCCCGGCGTGCGGTGAGCGCCTGCCGCAGCACTACAAGGTGGCGATGCTGGCCGGGGGGGTGTGGGGAGCTACTGCCAATGGCGATGGCGAGACGGCAGGGTTTCATCTGCCTGGCTGGTATGCCCCCTATGGCTGGCTGAGCTGGGAGAAGATCCGAGATGAATTTCTGCGTGCCAAAAATGACACTCTGCTTCTGAAGGGCTGGGTGAACAAGCGGGCAGCCGAGGCCTGGGAGGATCCTGCAACGGCAAAGGTGAGCCCCGATGGCCTGATGCAGCGTGCCGCGGCAAACCCATATCCGAGCGGGTTCTGTCCAGATGGCGTGTTGCTGTTGCTGGCTGCGGTTGACGTTCAGGACACGTGGCTAGAGATCAAGGTCAAGGGCTTTGGGGTGGGTGAGGAAAGCTGGCTAATATGGCACGAGAAGGTATACGGAAATCCAGCAGAAGATAAAGTATGGAAGCAGATCGACGTGATTCGAAAGACTGTATTTAATCATGCAAGCGGCGGTACCGTGACCGTTCACAAAACAGCGGTTGACACTGGGGGCCACTTTACGCATGAGGCCTATGACTACTGCCGCCAAAGGGTCAACGAGGGAGTTGTAGCAGTCAAAGGCGGGAGCGACAAGAAAGCAAAAACCCTTGGCGATGGCACAAAGCAAGACGTAAATTTACGCGGTCGCAAGATAAAAAAAGGGGTTACTCTTTATATGATAAACACGCACACGTTAAAGCGAACTATCTACGGAAGGTTAAACATTGAGCAACCAGGGCCGGGATTTATGCACTTTGGGCAAAATGCAAAGGATGAATACTTTAAGGGTTTAACTTGCGAGAAACTTGTAACCACAATTGACAGCAGAGGTTTTGAGCAGTCTGAATGGCGCAATGAGAAGGGGGCCCGAAACGAGCCGTTGGATTTGGAGGTCTACATCTTGGGGATGTTGGAGCTGGTGAAACGCAACTACGCAGCTGGCACCATGTGGGCCCAACTCGCCCGCACCCTGGGCACCCAGGCGCCGGGGACGGGAGGGGGAGGTGCAGCGCCGTCTTCCCCAGCCCGAGACCCCCAGCGGTCGGGCTGGCTGAAGGGCTCCAGCACAGGCGGACCGGCCAAGCGCAAAGGCTGGCTAAAGAGGTAAGATGGGGCCATGGCCTATACCTCTGAGGATGTTGCTGCGGACCTTGCTGAGCTACGCAGCAAGATCAATCAGGGCGTCCTAAAAGCTCGATTCAGCGACGGCCGGGAGATCATCTATCGCAGCCTGGACGAAATGCGCCGGATCGAACAATCCATGGCCGCAGAGGCGGAGCCGACCGCCATGCGTCGAACCCGACGCACCTACTTCAGCATGTCTCGGCCAACCTGATGGGTAAGGGTAAGAGCAAGGCAAAAGGCAAGCGGCTCCGGGATGACCGGGAATTTGCCCGCCGCACCATGGCCCGGTTTGAAGCCGCAGAGGACACCCGGCGAACCTCTGGCTGGCGGACAAACAACAGCGGACCAAACAGCGATCTACGACAGGCGTACTACTGGCTAGTCAAGCGGCACCAGGATCTTGCCGATAACGATGCCTTCGCCTCCAGAGCGATTGGCGTGATTATAAATAATTGGATTGGCGATGGTATTATGAGTACCCCTACAGGCGCAACTAGCAAATATAAATCAAGCTGGAAAACCTGGGCAGAATCACGACATAGCGATTTTTACGGCACTCATGATTGGTACGGCAATCAATCCGTTGGGGCCAGAACTACAGCGGTTCGCGGCGCCGTACTGGTGCGGAAGCGGATATATCCTGAACTATTTGAGCGCCATGGAATAGTGCCTTTGCAGGTGCAGATGCTTGAGCCTGACTGGTTAGATTTTAATAAAGACAATTCTCAAGACATATTATTTGGCCAGCAGTTTGATAGCGCAGGCCGTTTGATGGGTTACTGGATTAGAGACAGCCACCCTGGCGAAACGTCGCTAGGTATTGGCG